GGTGATCATTCCACTGCCTGACGGTGTGAAAATCTCTGGGCCGCGCTCGCCCACAATGTACGAACTCCCGCCCGAAACTGGGCCACCAGACCCACGCGCTCCTTGAATGGCGACACCGAAGCCGAGATCAACACCGAAGCCTCTGCTGATTCTTGCAAGGTATTCGTCAGCGGCCGCAAGGTCGCCAGTGTCCACAAATATCTTGAGTCGGTTCTGCTCACCAAAAGTGAGATTTAGCGCAATGGCGAGGTCGGCGACTGCTCGAATGTGATCACGGACTTCTTGCTCATACTTGGCGACTAATTCCGCACCTCCACCAAACGCTTTGATTCCTGCCTCGTACACTGCGCCGAGCGATTCTTCAAGATTGGCGAACGCCTCCGTGGTGTCCAAAGTTCCAAGCAGGGTCTGCCATTCGGTCGTCAGTTTGGCGACACCATCTTCTTGACCGAGCAACTCTTCAGTGAGAGCCGCAGTCGCGTCACGCGCTTCTTTGATTCGTGGGCCGTACGCGCCCGCATACATATCAGCGAGACGAGCAGAATCAACAGTGACTTCCTTGATGCTTTGATCTAACTCAGGGAACTTGGCAACAATAGACTCCCAACTTTCGCCTTTGCCTAACGCCTTTAATGTCATGTCAGCAAAGCCTTCAGGTGACTGGAAGCCCTTGTCCACTTCAAGCGCAATGTCAGCCATCCCTTGCCCCGCAACAATGACAAAGCCTTCCCACATATCGCTCCAGCGATCCTTTGCGGCGCGCAGTTCTTTCGCTCGGAGAAGTTCGTCGGCGGTAATCACTTTCGCATTGGCGACCTCATTCAATGACTCGGTGATTGAGTCCGATCCCATAGCGATCATCTCGGCCATGCCCTGCCAACCCTTGCCAAGTAACTGCGAAGCGGTCGCGGCGCGTTGCGCTGGATCTTTGATGTCCTTCAATCGTTGAATCACATTGAGGAAGGTCGCGTTCACATCAGTAACACCGCCGCTTGAGCGGACAACTTCCACACCCAGATCCTTGAACAGTTCTGGCGTGAGACCAAGCACTTTGTTCATCTTGCCGACCGCTGACTCAATCGTTCCAGCCTCAATGCCAATGTCGCCGCCGACTTCAATAAACCGTGAAGCCTCCTCCACGGAGAGCCCTGTCGCATCAGCGAACTTTCCCGAAGCGATGGCAAGATCCTCAAACGCGTTCATCGCTTTCATTGCGAAGCCTGCGATGGCCGCACCTCCAGCCATCGCCAATGCCCCAGCGTTCGCCTTCACTGCGCCGAGAGCAGCATTGCTCCCAGCCTTAAACTTGCCCATTGCGCCAGTCGCATTGCCGACATCAGTCTTGAAGTTGGCGAACGCGGCCTTGGCACTCCTGAGCCCTTTGTCCGAGAACTGCGTGACGATCGGGAGGTTAATTGCCATTAGAGTTTCACCTTCATAAGTTCTTGGTTTGAGCGATAGATCACACGGTCAATAGTAGGGCCAAGTTCGCGCTGGAAGTCTGGGATCGCTTTCTCTCCACCAGCCCACATGAACCGTGAAGGAGAACGACCGAGACGCTGATTGAGCAGTGGCACAAAGTTTGGGCGCGCTTTCGGCCCTTCGCCTGCGCTTGATCTTTTGCCTGCCATGTCCATCATCGCCAACGCCGCGCCAGTCGTGCCGACTGTGATCACCGCAAGAGTCTCATACTGAGCACCTTTTTCAATGTTGCGCCGACGAGCTCCTCGAGTGTTCGTCTTGACTTTGATCCCCTTGTTCTTAGAGTTATACCAGCCTGTCCGCTTGCGGTGTTCCATCCCTGACATCGGCGCACCGGGAGGGAGGATGTCCATGATGGCGGCGACAACGGTCTTCTCACCAATGCGCTTGATGTCGCGACCGATCTCAAGACGCAGTTTCTTGTCCACCTTGTTGATGATCTTCAGAGACTCCTTGAGTCCTTCAATCTCCATGCTTGCGGTCAGATCTACGGCCATCACTTCTTCTCGTTCTGTTCAATGATGAGACGAATCATCTCATCAATAATGTTTGGCGGTGTCTCCATCAGATCCAACGGGCTGATCCCAGTCCTGACCGCTAACTGTGCGATCAGGTTGGTGGCCCTTCCGACTTTCCCTCCGCTTTTGGGATGAAGGTAATGTCTCCGACTTCATCCAAGAACTGTCCGAAGACTTTGACTGTGATCTTCTTTGTTCGCAGCGCATCCCACGCGAGCCACGCCAACTGCTTGAACTTCATGTCTTCCAAGAACTTGGAGACCGATGTCTGTGGGTGTTGGTCTTCCCAACGAGATGCGACACCGTAAGTCACTGGGGCTTCGTGTGTGTCACCGTTGAGCATCTCAACCTTGAGGGTCATTCCTATCATGCCGGGTCTCCTTGGATTATGGTGTGATGTCGCGTGCGAATGTGCCACCAGTGAAGGATGCGTTGATCATTGACAGTTCGCCGACGGTTGCGTTGATCGGTGTGAAGGTTGCCATCATCGCGTTGCTGATCGTGTACTCAGGGTTTGAGGCCGACTCGGATGAGCCCGCTGGGGAGATCACAATGGTGGTGGTTCCTGTACCGACTGCGGCAAAGAGTGTCGCTTCTGCGGAGCCTGCGCCGTAGTAGTCAAAGAGTGTCAATTCAACGCCAACGGACTGAAGGCCCTTCACGAACAGATGCCCAGAATCTCCGAACGATGTGGATTCCAGCGAATCGTAGCCCACTGTCAAGACGGCCGAATTGCACATTGCGGTGACATCCACGGCACCGATTAGCACTGTGGGATTGGAGAGATATGTGGTTGCGGTAGTTGCCATTATTGTTTCCTTTGTTTATGGGATGCGCTGGGATGCGATCCGAATGGTGAGGTCGTATGCGGGAAGTTCTGCGGAGCCGATCGTCGCAACAGATGGGGAGCCCGAGACGACTGCGAGAGATGAGTTCATGATTGTGTCCACGACTCCGAGAATGTAGTTGGTCGCGTCTTGGTTACCGGGTGGCGCGCCGAGGACTCGAAGATCAATGGTGATGTCTGCGATCTGATTGTTGAAGCAGGTGAAGTTTGGAAGTTCAACGAAGACTGTGAGAGGTCGCGCATTTCGCGGATCGGTGACTGGTACAAGACCGAGCGCGCTGAGGGATGCCGAGACCGTGTTGATTGTGTCCGTGAAGATGCCCGCCATCTCATGCCACTTGCGCTCTCTTGATTCCTAGAAGCGAGTTGATGCGCCCCATTGATGCCACTGGTGCGGAGATGGACATCGATTCAAACGAATTGAAGGAGTCCAAAGACCCTCTTTCTCGATACAGGCTAGCCGCCATTAACACGACTCCCGAGAGTACGGCCGCATCGGGAACATTAACCGGATCATCCTTGTATCCAGCCTGCGACCTTCGCTTAAAACAGTAGGAATTACTGGCATTAACTGATGTGGTCATGAATGCGGTGTCGTTTGCAGTTGCTCCAGCGATGCCAAGAAACTCGGTGAGATCGTTGATGTCGCACCATGTGCATTCGGTTGGTGTTGTCCATTGGAGTGATCCGACAGGATCAACGGCCGACCGCTGAATGTTGTCATCTACAAGTTGGAAGAGGATCTGATTCTTGAAGACGATCTGATCATTGAACAGATAGTCGCCAGCGTCGTTGATCCCGATGAAGTAGTAGATCGGTATCTGAAAGACGGTGTGGACACCGTTGATTGATGCGTCGCATCCTGAGAGTGTGATCTCTTGTCCGACCAGAATGTCGGTGGACTCGAGAGTCTGAACCACGCACACATTGTCAGTGATCTGCTGATGTGTGACGGTGAAGGTGGACATGGTTCAGGCTCTCAGAATCTCAGTGGTTGCTCAGTACGAGGATGCCTTGACGAACTTGTCTAGGTCAATCATGAGTGTGGCGAAGTAACCGCGGAATGCGATTGTGCGGCTCAAGGTTGATGGAACATCCACGCTGATTGCGCCCTTCTGTGACTCAAAGATTTCAAAGCCTGAAGCGTCTCCGAGGATCAGAGTGTTGGCGGCGAAGTTGCGGTCACGCACGACTCGGCAGCCGAACGCAGTGCCGACATCGCTGGTGACTGCGATTGCGCCGAATGCGTTCTGAGCGTTCAGGTTCGGGAACAATGGTCGGCCCGCCGTATCGCTCAAAGCGATCAGATCGCCGAATACATCAGCCGATACGAACAGAGTGTTCGGATTGTTGCCGTTGGATGCGGTGAGGATGGTGGTGCTTGAAGCACCGATCCATGCGAGCCAGTCGGCTGGAACTGTTGGATCACCAAACGCGCCAGTCGTGGTTGCTCCTGCGACGAGTGCATCGGCGGCCACATTGTCCGTGGTGTTGGCGTAGATCCGAGCCATGTCATCCAAGAGAACGGTCAGCATGGATGGCTCGCTCCAGTCAAGCAGTTGCTCGGAGATTGACACATAGCCACCGTAGGTGCCCTTGGTTACCGTTTCGGCTGACACGA